AATGTGGTCTGCTCAAAGGCAAACCTTGTTTTAAGGTCAGCCAGCACAGTCTCGCCATCTTCGTTATTGAACGTGCGGCGATATGCTAACTTCAGATCTTCGATTTGCTTCATTGCTGCAGCATGTCCAGACCGCCAACAGCTTTCACCATTGGTGCCGCTGCGCCCATCGCCTCGGCGGTTTGCGTCTGTTGATCAAGCTGCATTTGCTGGGCCTGTTGCGCCTGCTGTTGTTCGCGCATTTCCTCAACTTCCTGATCACTGCGTACAACCCTAGCGGGGATGCCTGTGACTTCCACCAGATATTTAACCAGCTTATCTGTGTCCAAATAATCCATCACAGGTGCAATCTCAGCAACCTGCATCATGACCTCAAAGCCGCGCAGCATGCTCTGCAGATCTGTCAGCTTCTGCGCTTTCGCAAGTGGGCTGACATACTCAATGTCGATGTCTTGCCCTTGCAGGCTCTCAGGGGCTGGTGGGAGAAGGCCAGCCCTGAGAAGCAATCCGAACGACCTTGTGATTAAAGGCTGTAGCAGTTCAGATTGCAGCCTGCCTAGCACTGGGCCAAGCAATCGCATCTTTTCCTCGTTACGCTGAAGCACCTCAGTGGCCGTCATCTGCGGCCCGTTCTGCATCAGCAATTGATCCACAAAGAACGCCTGCCTGATGGCATTGCGGCGCTGCTCTTCCATGTTCAGACCCAACGGATTGTTTGCGCCGATCTGTAGTGGCTCCAGCCTGTCACGGGTGCCTGCACGGTAGAAGTTTAAACTACCCGGGGTTGTACGCACAGGCAGCATAAACCCATCATCTGGCACCATGAGCGGTGGATCGATCTGCTTTTGTGCGGCCCGGATCGTCACCTCAGACATCTTGTTAAGCATCTTGGTGTCTGGAAGAGCATTCATCGATACGGATCTTCCATAAGACGATGAAGAATCCTTATTGAATCTGGGCACCATGAAACATAACTCGTCGTAACCGCCTTCACTCAGCAGCTTGCGGCTGTCAGCGTGATAATAAATGCTGGCAAACGGCTTGGCTTTGGCCAGCTTGCCTTTGGCATCTGCACGCGGAAACACAACGTGGATTATTTCATGCTCTTTGTAAGGCTCTTCTTTCAGATCCTTAATGCACTGAGCAGGTAAAGCATCAGCGCCGAATTGCTGCTCCATTGCACGGGCCGTCAACTTGAAACGCCGATAGACCGTATCAACCTGATCTTTGGCGTTCTGGCTGATGTAGATCTCAGCAATGTGGCGGCTGCTGAATTGCAAACCTTCCTTATCGCCAGTGACATAAATGGCAGCAGTGCCAAAGGTCACTAAATCGTAATACAGTTCGTGAATTTCTTGCTGAAAGTTGCTGCGATTGAACGCCTGATACATCTGATCGATGGCCAACTCTAGCCATTCGTTAGCCTCGTCATCACCCTGCAGCGCCGGGTTGCGGTAACGCATGCTAAACCACGGCGTGGATGGTGACGTGAGCATACCATGCAAGCTAGACGCCAGCAGTTCTACAGCGTGGATTGCCGTACCATCAAAGATCCGCTCGGTGCGCTTATCGCCTTGCGTGCGCTTCCGGGTTATCTCGGCTTTGCGCGGCAGCATATAATCTGCCAGTTCTTGCCAGTGGCTTTCCCAATTGCTGCGCTGGCTTTGGAGTTGCTTAAAGCGCCGATCAAGCTGCGCAATCATGGGAGAAATCTGCATCAGGACATCCCGTAGCTTGACATCATGGACTTGCGCTTGGCCTTCTTGGGATCGCCGCCCTTCATGCGGCCTTCCATCTTCTGGCTTGCGCGCTCCAATGGATCAACAGTTTGGCGGCGCTTGGCTGGCTGGGATGCCCGTGCACCCATTTCGCCAGCGATGTTCTTCTTGTTCATCATCATCATGATATTAATCCACCCATGAGGCTGCGGCGTTTGCGGGTATCATCCTCGTCAGACAGCAACCCGGCGGCGCTGGTGGCAATCGTGGATGACCTGCCTGCTTTCTGCGCGTCAAGCAATGCTTGCTCAGTTTCGCCAATGGCATTCGGGTCAGGCACTGTTGGAGCAGCGGCTACCGCGCCAATGCCGTAGTTGGGCGCAGGGGCTGCACGGGATGGTGCGGGTTGGCGGGGGCGGTCATCTTCTTTGTATAAAGCAGATGGGTTGTTGCGCTTTCTTTCACGATCAACAGTGGCCTCGGTACGGCGTCGATAATCATTCTCTTCACGGTGACTTTCAAACTTGTTAGTCAAACCCATCCGAACATCGTTAGCCGCTGCTGATGCCATGCTGCCCATATCTATCTCCTAACTACGCCGCAAACGGGTTGTATTCCATCACAGCCTGTTGCTGCGGTACTCTCTGATGATCGCGGGGTTGCCGCATTCCTACGGCTAAATAACGAAAACTGTCTGACGCATGTGATGACCAATCATGCACAGGGGATGCTCTGAAAGATCTAGTGCGCTCATTGTAAGCCCGGTGGTATTGTCGCAATGCCTCTAAACCGTCTTTGCAGCGCTCTCGATCAAAGTAGCACCGGGGGATCAGCATCTGTGCGGCGTGGATGCCATCCTCTAAAGGTAGCTTAGGCACGACGCGGAAATTCAAGCCAAGATCCCATGCGATTTCACGCCGTGATTTGCCGCTGCCTAACTCTCTGACTTCAATGTCGTGCGGGGCGTGATGATCGCCATAAACATACCGCCGATCAGTCAGCATCTTGCAATAATGCGGCAAGCCTTCGTTGCGCGCTTCGTAAAAGTCGATGACGTGGATTGCCCTGCCAACGGTTTGGGTAAACCAAATCGACGTGCTGTCACCCACGCCAAGATCCCAGAAGGTGTCAACTTTGCAGCTTGGGTCATAAGGGACGTTGCAGATGCGGCCCTCGTCTTGCGCGGTCTCAAGTTCCTTGCCGTATATGCTGCCGGGAACATTGGCATTCCACGAGCATTCAAACTCTTGAGCGTACTGATCAGCAGACATCATGCGCTGGGCAGCGTCTAACTCGTCCTGATCTAGCAAGCCTGTCTCTGACGCCTTGTTAACAACGCACAGCCAATCATCGTCAGCAGTTGCTTGCTCGTACAAATCAAAGAACGCATTGTGGCCAGCCGGGGTGCCAACAAAGGTGGCCCAGCCTTTGCGGTCTGACAGGGCTGGCCTGATGACTTCCGGGAAAACATTTTCCGGCATTTGCGCAACCTCGTCCATCACGCAGCCGTCCAAGTATATCCCGCGCAAACTGTCAGGGTTCTCGGCGCCCAGCAGGCTGATCCTGCCGCCAGTGGGTAAATCGCATCTGAGTTCAGTTTCGTGGAAGCGAACGCCGGGGATCTTGCCAGCAAATTGCTTGAGGTAATCCCATGCTACATTTTTCGCCTGACGGTAGGTCGGGGCCATATAGGCATAGCGGGGGTTTGGCTTGGTGGACATAATGCAATCACGCAGGATGTGGTTGATCGCCCACACAGTTTTGCCGAACCGACGATGGCAAACCACAACGCCCCACCGCTTGGCCTGCATCTCGTCATGGAGGGAAGCCTGCAGAGGACGCGGCGCATATGGGATTACGATGTCCACAGAAAGACGGCCTCGCTGGCAGTGGATGTGTGAGATTTTGGGACGGGTCTTACGCTATAGACAGGGGCGGAAATTTCTCGCGGGGGTGGGGTTTGGGATTTCTGGAAACAACCATAAGGTGTTGTAGGTCGCATAATCGATATTATGTTAACAGTGTTATCGTTTGTTTACAACAACTTAGCTGTTTCGAGCGCTGCGAGTTATCATTATGACAATGATGGGGGGGCTGATCAATGCAATCTTCGCGCGCGTAGATCGGCAGCTTTGGATGTGTGATATACAGGACTTTTCACCGATCACCAGAGCCAATCAATGACCGCCTTGTTGCACCGCCTGCGTTGCTTCGCTGTTGCGCAGTGGTGCTGCCCTTCTTAAAGTTGTCTATGATCTTGTTGCCATCAGCATCAAATGCCTTCCCAAATCTAGGGAACCTTTTGCCTGTTGCTGCCTCATATTGCTTGGCCAATTGCGTTGCCGTTCCACGATCATCAGGCGATGAAAGGTCAACGACCTGACCATTTTGCGCGAACCAAACAGTTGGATGATTAAACACCTGACCATCTTCTGCAATCTCAGTGGCAAGAAATTCTGTCATCTTGCTGCCAGATCCAGCATCGACAGGCTTATGTTTCTTTGGGTCAAAAGGTACTGGGCCTTTCCATTCAGCCATCTGCGCTCACGTCAACATCACCACCAGCCCAGCTTATCGTGATAGCCTGCTGCTCTGGTGCATCTTCCTTGCGATCTCTGATGCCATGCGGCTGCGCCCTGCCAGTTGTCCACTTCAACGTATTGATCAGCAATGTGCGCCGTCCGTTCTCTGCGTGTTGCGCTCTTGGGTCAACGTCTGGCAACGGTGCCAACGCCACGCTGTTGATCACGTCAGCAAAGTATTCGCCTTGCAGCACACGACCACGCCGATAGATCTCATAGACTTCCTCGTCCACAATAATTGCATCAGTGACTGCACGGTAGCTTGGCATGTCACTGCCTTTGCAAATGTCAATGAGCGTTTCACCTTCAGCCAAGCGCTCGGCAATCTTGCGCATAACAGTTGGGGTGGTTTTGCGTTTACGTCCGGGCAAGGCAGCACCTCCAACAAAAAAAGCGCCCCAAAAGGGACGCCAGTAAACCAACACAAGGGAAGCTATTGTAGCATCCCATTGCACATCAGGTGTTACATGGTAAATAGATTTTATTTGTACACAGCATATTTAGTTTGTGTTGCACTTATGCTATGACCGCGTTGAGGGCGGCTTAACACAAACGTCTACCTGCGTTCCGCTGTTATTTCTGCCAACATACACCGCCGCCCTCACGATATACCTATCACATTCGCCAGCTTATCCAAGCCATCCCGCAGCCTTTCGATGCCCATCCTTGGCGGCAATCTGTAGCGCTTGGCCCAGCTGTTGGCACTCTCGCACTCCACGACAACAGCACGCACCACACTGACATGATCCATGCCCAATGCTTGCTGTAGCTTGATGTAATCGCTGAATGCATACTCGTTTATCCCACCGCCACCACCGCCATCGACGATGATCCTGTCGTAGTTTGACGTCACCCTGCCAGCCTGTCGCGTCTTATCGTACAGCACATAGAACGCATGAGCAGCATCGTATTGCCTTTGCGTCACCAGCCCCCTTGCACGGTATCGATCCATTGGCGTTTGCCGCGAAATGTAGGCACGTTTGACACTGCCCAAACGACCGCCATCCACTGTCTCATATTGCACACCATCAGCCTGCCGCAGCGCCTCTGGTGTGCCGTGATCAGCCCTGCTTCTGGCCTCGTTCAGCGGCTTGGCTTTTTTCTTCTTTCGTACCATGATTTAACCTTGTGAATAATCGGCTGCATGGGGCCGTATATCGTTCGGCCCTATGACACCCTTACCGTTAGCCACAGATGGCGATGTAGGGGGCCTCTCAGGCTCTCTCAGGGCTAACTGCGCGCCTAATCCTGCGTACCCTGCCTTATCCACCCATGAATCGGCGTGATTTATGCTCTGAAGCAAGCGCGCTGACTTCATCCAATCCATCATCAATGCGACATGCGCCGGGGTCAGATCGCCATCGGCTGATTGCACGATAATATTCCAGCCGTCAGCTATCCGTTGAAAGCTGGCCTCGGCATCCCCGTAGTCTTGCGCGCGCCGACCTGTCACTAAGCTGATCGCCCTTTCCAATACGTCCAGCGCCTTCATTGTTCCCACGCCTTGTAGACCCAACAATCATTTCGTTCACGATGCCCAACGCGGTACGGCAGGTTATCCTCCTGCACGACGCTGCGCCGGGTGATGCACACCTTCTCCGCCAACCCGGCGACAGTCAGTGATTTGATCAAGTTGGCTGACTTGTGCGTGCTGATCGACAGGCGCTCGGCCAAATACTTTGCCGTGCATGGCCCAGCTTTACGCATCTCGTTTAGCAGGATGATTGCTGCGTCATCCACTTGCCGTCTGACGTAGGTTCGATCTGTTGGCAGCACTTGCCGCCTGACTTGCTTGGCTTGCTCACGCTCAAACTCCAGCATTGCCTTGCCGAGTGCTGCCTCTTGACCGGGCAACAGCACGTCAACGGGTAGACGCTTTGTTGTACGCTGTAAAATTAGATCTGTACTTGTTGTCATTTTTTTTGCTCCTGTTCTAGTTCATGTTTACGTTTGCGTATCGCGTTTAACTCGTCAGCGTTCCAAGCTGGCAATATCCAAGCATTGCATCCCTGCTCGTATAAAATTCGTCGGCGGTTTGCGAAGCCTTCCAACTCGCCAAGACAAGTGATCTTTTCTATCTTCAGAAGAAATATTTCATGTCTATCTTTCACCGCAGGATGACCCGATTTCTCGCGCTGTAGGAAACGTCGGATACCTAAAGGTATTTCCGACATTTCCGACACCCATGCGCCACTGTCGGAAAACTGTCGGAAAAGCGTAGGAAAGCGTAGGAAACCACTGCGCAAACCCCTTATTTATATGAACTGCCATTTTCCGACGGTTTCCGACACCTTGCAAATAAGCGTCGGAAACGGCCTTTTTTACGCACCCCCCATTTTCCGACGTTTTCCGACGCTTATTTTGGCTATAAATCCACGCCATTTTACGACTGCCTCAATTTATATTTTGTGGCGGTCAGCCAGAAATGACCATCATTTTGCCCCAGATGACCCTCTGATTTCATGCTGCTGACGGTTTCTCCAAACGTGCTGCGCTTGTTCTGCGTGGTGATCTTTCCAAAGAAATGTGACCTCAGATCTGCCTCTGAAATCGCCCATCTGGTGCCACTATCTGGCCACCCTGCACCGCTTGGATTTGGCGCTCCAATGCGTTCCCCCTGCAATTGCGTAAAGCACTCCACCAGCACTTTGCCGTTCTTTGTGAGCGGCTTTCGCTTGGCGTCTTTTATCTCGTCGCCTTGCACTGGCTCAATCACGCAGGTCGTTACGTCATCCCCATCCTGATCGACACCCAACGTGATGACATCCAGCTTAAACGCGAACTCTGCTCCGGTTTCCATGTCACGCTGCTTTGTGGCGCGCGCAAACCGCAGGCCATCCTCTTTGCTTAACTCCATTTCAATTTCTGTATCTGTTGCGGCGCGCAGGCTGCTATGCCCTCTTGCCCCTGCCGCAACATCCTTGCCGCTATGATGCACCAACATGCAGTGCGCCCCTGTGGCTGCTCTCATGGCGTCCACGTTTGATATAAACGCCGTCATATCCTCCGGGCCGTTCTCATTGCCCCCTGCCATTGCTCTGCTGACAGTATCCACCACGATCTGGACGCAATCGTTCCCTGACGCTTCTTTGATTTCCTCCACCAGCGCTATGATTTCAGCCAGATCAGCATTTGGCCGCAGCAGATCCACCGGGCTTGGCCGTATGTATAGCGGCACGTCAGTGCGTTCATACTTCTGCGCCAGCGCGTATATCCTGTTGTGAAAGCTACTGCCGCCCTCTGTTGCCAGATACAGCACTGGCCCACCTGACACCCTAAACCCGTGCCACATTTCACTTGACGCCACATGCCAAGCCATATCCAACGCAGCAAATGATTTGCCTACATTGCTTGGCCCGTACATTACGCTCATCTGACCGCAGCCCAGCCATCCCTTTATCAAATAGTTTGCTGTTAAGATTGGCCGCGCTTGTGACGGCGTAAACACCGTATCCAGCAGCTTTGTTTCCAGCGCATCTTTGACGGCCTCTGCGCCTTGCGCCAGCAATACATCGTTCCAATCATGCCCTGCTGTGCTTGGCGCTTTCCATTGCAAGCAGCTTTCTTTGGCGGCTTTGATCCCGGCTGCATCATTATCTGCCGCAACAAACAGATCAGCTTCCGGGCGCAACTCTGCTAGTATTGCCGCCACCTTGGGTAAGTTCCCGGATGACAGGCAGAACACCGCAGGACGCCC